TAAGAGCTTGAATATTGGTAAGGCAGTTGATAAGTTGCAGGGGAATGAGAGGGAAGTGGTAGCAGAAAAAGAAACAAAGGATTTTTCTCATCATAAAGGTTCAATGAAGGGCAAAGAAACTACACTTGATAATAAAACACAAACAACCACGATAACCGAAACAAAAGGCACTTCTGAATGGGAAGGATGGGGTACTGCTCTTAAACCTGCACTAGAACCTATTACAGTTGCTAGAAAACCTTTGGAGAAAGGACTTACCATAGCCGAGAACTGTTTGAAGTGGGGAGTAGGTGGAATAAATATAGATGGTTGTAGGGTGGGGACAGAAGAGAAACTTGGTAGGCAAGCAAGTTCTACAACTATGTTTGGAAATGGGAAGATGACAAAAGAGGATGTTATTGATAATTCTAACGCTGCTGGTGGTCGCTTTCCAGCCAACCTAATCCACGATGGTAGTGATGAAGTAGTAGGGTTGTTTCCGAATAATAAATCTAGCGATGCAGTAAGAAAAAATAGTGTTTGCCCTACTTATTGGGGAACTAATGGGATTTACGGAAAGGGTAACGCACACGATAAGATTAAAAGTCAGTTCTACCTAAGTTATGGTTATTCCGACTCAGGTTCAGCCTCTCGCTTTTTTTATTGTGCCAAAGCAAGTAAGAGGGAAAGGAATATAGGGTGTGAGGGGTTGGAAACATCTAAAAAGTTTACCGCTGGAAATTATAGTCAAAGTCCAACTTGTAAGACTTGCGACTTAACACTAAATGGAACTAACGACCACTCAGAATGTTCTGGCGAAGTTTACTATAAAGAAATGGAAAGTAAGAATACAAAGAACAACCATCCAACAGTCAAACCTATTGCTCTTATGGAGTATCTAGTTAAACTTGTAAGCAGAGAAGGACAGGTGATACTAGACCCATTTATGGGTTCTGGTAGCACAGGAATTGCCTGTAAGAAGTTAGGCAGAGAGTTTATTGGTATTGAGAAAGAAAATGATTATTGTAAGATAGCTGAAGCAAGAATAAATGCTTTTAAGAAAGAACCGGAACAATTAATGATATAAAAATACCGCCACTTGATTTTTAAATCTTGTAGCGGTATAGTGTATTTTACTGTGATACAAAAACATTCTAACACAAATCAAACGTCCTCGCAATAATGCGGGGATTTTTTTGGTTCACAATGCTGTGAGGAGTCTGTGAAATTGCTTAATAATTGTCAAGTGGTTAATTCTTCAAGTCGTTTGAAAGCATAATATATAGAAGCCCGGTTATATGGTTTCCCATTCTTTGGGTTAATATGTCGCTTTGCTAATTCAGCAATGGTTAATTCTGGATCGGCTTGATATTCGTCCCACCAAGCTAACCATTTCTTTTTAGCTACAATAGTTTGTTTGCGAAGTTTGTTTGGTTTGAATTTCATGGCTTATTATAACGTGTTGTTTAGTCAATGTCAAATTAAAGCCTGTTGAATTGAAATATCACGTTTTACTTCTTTTATTTCTTCTTGTCTTTTTTCTTCTTCTGATTTGATTATTAATTCTAATTCGTTTAATGGATATTCGTATAAGTATTTTTTATCACTAGCCTGATACAGATAGTTTTGATTATGGTATTTTTCCAATATAATCGGATTAATTCTGTAGACTCCATATTTAGTTACATTTACAACTATCCCACAATTATCTTTAATTGCTTTATTTACCATTTCTGACGAGATACCAATCCCGGCAATTCCATTTTCCCAACCATAGCGTTGGTAAGCTGACCAGTAAGGTTCATGCAATCTTGTAAGATAATAATTATCGTCTTTTTTAATCCAAACTTGATTTCTAATTTTCATCTGACTTTTGTAATTGCTAAAAACTTACTTGTTAAAACCATTTCCCCGACTTTGATTATTTTTTTTCCTCTTGCTAATTCTTGTAAAAAATAATCTCTTTCGTGGTCATTGATAAAAACGTGATGGCTATAACTAACATCTACTCTCCAACGTCTAGCACCTGACCAAACCGACCTGTCTATGTCTTGCTCTGGTGGTTTAACTACTAAATAATTAGATACTGACTTCACTATTTTGTTTTCCATAGTCTAGTTTAATTTTTAATGAATCACGTTTTACCCAAGCTCTCAAAGCTGATAGGTAATTTTTATAGTGATTTTTTTGTGGATTTTTTTCGTGCCAATTAATTAGGTCGTCTAATTTAGACATAACAAAAGAAATTGGTACTTGATATTTTTCTGCTATATTTTGAAAATCTTCTTCTTCTAAATTTTCTATATTATTATATTTATTATTTATGATTTCTGATTTATGATTTATAGTAGTATCTGATTTTGACGATACACTATCGTTATTATCTGATACCCTATATTCTTTTTCGTAATATAAGGCATTTTTTATATTTAATGGTATTGAGTTCTTTTCTTTTTCTAATGCTCTTTCATTTTTAGACCCTCTATAACCAGAATAAGATTCAGCATTTACAACATAAACCCAGTCTTCATAAAATCTAACTTTTGGAATTAATTCACTTTTTACCTTATCTAAATTTTTTATCCTAGTATCGAATAATAAAACCCTTTCAGATATTTGATAACAACCGCACATATTTATTCGACTATTAGTTAATAAATATAAAAATAATTTTTGTGCATTATCAGAGAGTGATTGAAACCAATCATCTTCCCATATTTTAGTCCAAATTATACGTGTTTTCATTTGACCTCCACCAAACAAAAAAGCTCCAGACAAAAACTTTGCACGGAAGCCATATCTGGAGCTTGTTTCTTTGGTTGAAATAAATATTGACTGTGCATGTCTTAATAATAAAGCTTTTTTATTTTAAGTAAACTGGGATAATCTGATATGTTTAATAACAAACTATACCAATTAAATTTGATACATTGTCAATATATCTAAATTATTGTATATTTAGATATGAGAATAAGTGAAGTCGCTAAAAAACTTAGAGTACATCATTCAACAATTAGACGATATATTAAGATTGGAAAATTAAAAGCAGTATTGATACAAATGGGGGATAAAAAGAACACTAATAGCTGGTATATAACTGACGAACAATTAGAAGATTATCTAAAAAAACACAATGCTAATTAAACTACTTTTATCAATAGTTTTAATCAATGCTATTAAGTTTATATTAAACGAAGAATACGGATTTGACGTAAAAAAAGGACAAACCAAAGGTTGGTATCACGATCTCAAAGCCGAAAGAGCTTATACCACCGGCGGATTAGATAATTTATTAAAAAGTGTGATAAAATAATGGCATTAGAGGAGCTATCACATGAAAGTAAAACCACGCATTAAAAAAGTATTCAAGAAAGTGGTAGAAAATGGTGGAATTGGGATAGGTAAAGCAATGATAGAAGAAGGTTATTCTCCAAATACTGCTAAATCACCAACTAAAGTAACTGAAACTAAATCTTGGGAAATATTATTAGAAGAATATCTACCTGATGATCTACTAACTAAAGTAACTAAGGAAGGATTAGAAGCTACTATGGTTAAAACATCACTTACTGAACCAGACAGAACTTTACCTGATTATGCTGTTAGACAAAGATATTTAGAAACTGCTTTGAAAATGAAGAACAAACTAATTGAAAAGAAAGACATAACTACTAATGGAAAAGATATAAGTCCTGTATTAGTTAAGTTCATTGATAAAAATATGGATGGATCAACAAACGATTGAGATTCCATGTGAGTTTAAAAGATTGTTTGATGAAGATTGGAGAGAGGCCGCAATATATGGAGGACGTTATTCTCTTAAATCTCATACGGTAGCTAGATACTTACTTATTAGAGCCAGACAGAAGAAAACAAGAATAGGATGTTTTAGAGAGTTTCAAAATTCTATCGCTGAAAGTTCATATCAATTATTAGTAGATCTCATCCGCCAATATAATCTAAATGATTTTGAACCAACACAAAATTCAATCATAAATAAGATAAACGGATCGGACTTTCTATTCAAAGGATTATGGAATAATGAACAAAGTATTAAATCTATCGAGGGAATAGATGTAGCATGGGTAGAAGAAGCTCAAACTGTTAGCGAAAAGAGTTTAGAGGTATTAACTCCAACAGTTCGTAAAGATGGATCACAAATAATATATACATATAACCGTATATTAGAAGAAGATCCAATTCATAAAAGACTTGTAATGGAAGGAAGACCTAATACTCTAGTAATAAATGTAAATTATGATGTAGCTTTGAAGTATGGATGGATGCCTGATGTTGTTAGACGAGAAATGGAAGATGATAAAGAAAAACGTCCGGCACTATATAAACACAAATGGTTAGGAGAACCTTATAATCAAGAAAGAAAGATTTATAAAGATTGGAATTTTATAGACGAGATACCACATGAAGCAAGATTAGAACGATACGGATTAGATTTTGGATACTCAAATGATCCAACAGCTATCGTTGCTATCTATAAATATAACGGTGGATTTATCTTTGACGAGATTTGTTATCAAAAAGGATTAAGTAATAAACAAATTGCGGATGTATTAAACAATCAAGAAAGAAAGTGTTTAGTTATTGCTGATAGTGCTGAACCTAAGAGTATTGATGAAATTATGATGTATGGAGTTAGTATTCTACCAAGTAAGAAAGGTCAAGGATCAGTCTTACAAGGTATCCAATATGTTCAAGACCAAAGAATATCAGTTACTAAACGAAGTATTAATATCATCAAGGAATACAAGAACTTCTTATGGAAAGTAGATAAAGATGGAAAGATAATCAATGAACCAGAACATAGTTATAAACATAGCATGGATGCTATATCGTATGGATTAAATGATCTCAGGCCTAATGATGAAGATAATGGATCACTACCAGACGATACTCAAATGTTTAATGAAGGATTCTACTAATGGAACAAATAAATCTTAATCCAGCGAATAAACAAGCTCATTTAGATATTGAGAAAGAGATACAGAAACGTAAAAATGGACTCTTTACTATGACACTAAGAATAAATGGTAAACAGATTGTTGATATAATATTTAGAGAAATATGGAAAACAACCTAGCCTTTCATGCCATATTAGAGAGAGAAGTAAATCAATTAGAGTTTGGTCAAATGGATGTAAACTTTATTATCCAAAATGGTATAGTAGCTCTCCCTACAATTAATATACTTAAATCAATGAGAAAGAAATATAAAGACGGAAGATGCACTGCTAGTAATAACAATATGATATAATTAGTACAGACGATACAACATACGTATTGTGAGTCCCCAGATGTTGGGGGCTTTTTTTGTTTAAAATATGGAAACTAAAGAACAACCAAAGAACATAATATTAACTCGTAAAGAGGCATCATATAATTCACTTACTCAGAAACGAGAGTATTGGGAAGAATATGAGAAGTTATTTCACAATGAATTAAACGACACTCAATCACAATCTACTAAGTCCCAAGTCTTTGACCCTAAGTTAAGCACAATGGTATTAGAGAGAGAAGCAAGAGTTATGGCTCAATTACCTACTGGTAAAGTCAAGGCTATAAGTAAAAATGATAAATTCGGTGAGAAGCTAATGAACTTAGTCTTAGATAAATACGTCAATGTAAATGCTAACGATAAATTCCCCCTATTAACTAAGTATCGAATGGTTGACCGCTATTCTAATATATACGGTGCTTATCCAGTCTTTGTTGATTGGAGAATAGATGAGGGTGGTTATGTAGGTCCTGATATGTATTTACTTAATATCAGAGATGTATTCCCTCAACCAGGTGCTAGTTCAATTCAAGATTCAGATTATATTATTATTCGTACTTGGCAACCAATATCTTACTTTGAAGGTTTATTAAAGAATAAAGAGTTTAAGAATATTAAAGAAGTAGTCGAGAAGCTAAAGAATAAAGCAGTCCAAAAGAGTGATGAAGATAAAGACGCAAGAGAATCAAAAGACTATCCAAGCACTCAAGTAGCTAAAAATACTGGATTTTTTGAAGTCTTATCTATGTATGAGAGAGATAAATGGACTGATTATGTAACTGATGCTGATTTAGTTATCCGAGAAATGGATAATCCACACGATAACGGAGAATTACCAGTAGTTATGAAATATAGTATCCCCTTATTAAGTGATTTTTGGGGTATGGGTGACTTTGAAAGAGGTAAGAGTATGCAATATACCCTCAATTCACTTTGGAATCTCTATTTAGATGGAGTTAAAGTCTCTATCTTCCCTCCAACTTTAATCAATAAAGACTATATCGCCGACCTTAGTTCTATCAAATGGAGTGCTGCTGCTAAATGGTTAGTTAAAGGTCCTAATGGAACTTCGCAGGCTGCTCAAGCTATGAATCTAAGTCCCTCTGGTCAACAAACATTTAACAATGTCTATCAAATAGTAACTTCTAGCTTATTAAACATGATGGGTACTACCGATACTGCCGTATCAGCTCAAACTGATCCCGGATTTGGTAAAACCCCTGAAGCTCTTAGACAACAGAGTGCTAGAGAATCAGCTCGTGACAACGTTGATCGTTTCTATATGGAGCAGTTCTTAAAGGAAGTAAATAAGAAATTCGTCAACTTAATCTCTAAGAAGATGTCTAATAGTGTTCAATTCAGAATGTTTAGTGATGAGATTGAAGAATTGGCTACTCAATATCCTGAAATAAGTGATATTTATGACGATAAAACTGGAAAACTAACTGTTAATAAAAAATCTATTGGATCAGTCTTATATGATTATGAAATTATCAGCGGTTCTACTTATGCCTTAGATCAACAGGAACAGCAACAGAACTTGCTTAATATGCTTAATATGTTTACTCAAGCTCCAGCAATAGTTGAAGCATTAAAAGCAGAGGGTAAAGAAGTAAAGATTGGTGAACTTATGACTCGTATCTTAGTCAACTCAGGTATCCAAGATTATGAAAAGATAATTGAAGAAGTCGCTAATAACCCAGATAGATTAATGCAAGACCAAATGAATAAATTTATGAGTGTTATGAATGGAACTAATGTCAACGCTATTCCAGCACAAGGTATGCCTCAAGGACAGCCTCAACAACCTATGCCACAAGGAGGTCAATTATGAGCGAAGCTATAAAACCAACTTTCTTTAATGACTTTAGTTCGTTAGAGATATTTAAAGAAGCTGATAAACCAGTCAAAGACCCAGAAATGGAAGCATTACAGTTTTTAAAGACTTCTAGTGGATGGGAAATAATCAAAGACCTTATAGACCGAACAATGACTGAATTAGACCAAATGTTATTAATTAAAATGGCGAATGGTAGTCAATTAGACCAAATAGGTCAATTAGCTATCACTAATCAACTAATTAAAGATGTCCTCAATAGAATCAAATCAAGAGTCGAAGACACTCCTGACAGATGAGGAAGTCTTGAACCTTAAAAGAGAAGAACAACCGTATAACTTTGATAATCCAGAGTTTACGTTTATACCAAAAGGTGTTCATAATTGGCGACAAGAAGGACCATATTGCGTTTGTCGTAGTTGTGAAATTCACCATGCTGTCTTTATAGGTATAGACAAAATGATGATTGGTATCGATGAGAACGGTGTTCCTATATTAAAGTCTAGGTGATTGAGATAAGTCTAAGGATTTATCTGAGTCAATTAGGCTCACAGGTCTCACATTCCTGACAATTAAGGTGTGTATAAATATGGACGATTTAACCAAACAGGTGTTAAACGAAATCCCAGAACCAGTAACTGAGGAAGTAGAATCACCAACTACTGAAACAAACGATATAGAAGTTCAGCAAGAAGAAACGCCGGCCAGCGAATCAGAAAGCGAAGAAACTATAGAGCAACCTACTAAAGAAGTCGATCAACTTCCTAAGAAAGGAGCTGAAAGCAGAATCAGAGAGTTAAACTCTCAGGTTAAAAAGGAAAGAGCTGAAAAAGAATCTCTAGCTCGAAAGATTCAAGAACTTACAGGTTCAGTAGAACCTCAAGGGTATCAACCACAAAATAGTGGATATAACCCAAATGTACCTTTAATTGCCCCTGGAGAAGAGGTAACACAAGAAGAACTCCAAAGGCGTGTAGCCCAAAGAGATCAATGGTTACTTCAGCAAGCCAATAATATGACTCGCTTCGAGATGGCAAAAAAGGAAACCTTAGATCGAGTCAATCGAGAATCAGAAGAATCAATTAAGGCCTATCCTCAATTAGATCCCGATTCTGATAGTTTTGACGATGAATTAAGTGAGAGTATCTCTCAAGCTACTTTAGCTTATGTCAGAACTAACCCAACAGGTTCTGTAAAGAAATTTGTTGATGGTTTAATGAAACCTTATATGAGGTCATTAGACAAGTCTGTAGCTTCTCAACAGACTGAAATTGCAAAGCAGGCCTCCCAAACTGCTATGCGACCAAATAGCGTACCTTCTACTGATAAAAAGGTTGAAGATATGTCTACAGAGGAACTAGAGAAGAAATTGGGTGTTGTTTATTAATTATTATTAAATTATGGCTACACAAACTACGTCTACACTTTCAAATGAAGTCAAGACATATTACGATAAAGTCTTCTTAAAGAGGGCCGAATATGAATTGGTTGCAAAAGAAGGTGCTCAAATGCGTACCCACAGCCAGAACGAAGGAAAAACCATTTGGTTCAACCGATACACTCCAATTAGCAATACTCCTGCTAATTGTCTTTTGAGTGAAGGTGAGAATCCAGCTGTCAGTTCAATTACTGCTGCTAATGTATCCGCTGTTCTTGCCGAGTATGGTATGACTGTTAAAATTTCAAAATTCTTGACTCTCACTTCGATTGACAAGAACAACGCTGAAAAAATCGCTGTTGTTGGTCAACACATGGGTGAAGTTTTGAACGAAATTACTCTCAACGAACTCGACAATTCAACTGCTAGATATGGAAATGGTAAAGCATCTTCAGCCGTTGCTGCTTCTGATACCTTAACCGGTGCAGAACTCCGACGTGTAGTTCAACTACTTGAAGTTGCTAAAGCTCCTACCTATGAGGATAATACCTACATTGGTAAATTTGCTCCACAAACCAAAACATCTTTGCTTTTGGATAGCACTTGGTTAAATGCCAAGACCTATTCTGATGTGCGAAAATTGTACAATGGTGAAATGGGTGAATTGTTCCAAGTTCGTTGCTTGTTAAATAAAGCTCCTCATTCTGGAACTGGTACTGGTGCTGCATCAACTGTAACTGTGTATAACAATTACATTCATGGTGCTAACGCATTCGGTTGTTTTGATCTTGAAGGCGACAAACCAAAATTACATATAGTAGCTAACAGCGTTGATTCTGGAAATCCAGCAGGGAGATTCTCTCTTGCTTCATGGTCTGGTTCATACGTTGCTAAGTTGCTAAATTCTGCTTGGTCCTATGTCTTAAAGACTCCTGGTGCTGTCTAAGCATTAATTATTAGGGGGTAGAGATTACATCAAAACCCCCTATAAAGGGAAATATGTTAGATAGAGGAAGAATAGAAGATATAAATTTATTAAAGAGAGCTTGGAACTTAGCCAAGACTCAACAGGAAAGAGATATGCTGGATGACGTTGCGTATAAAATCCTAAACGAACCTGAATGGATTAGAAGTGCCAGAGAAAAACTTATTGATGAAAAACGTAGAGGTAATACAGAAAACATGAAAGATGTTAGAAGTGAAATGAAAAGGTGGGAATCAAAAAGGAGGGGATTCTAGTGGAGAACTCTATCAAAAACTTAATCCATCAAACGATTGTGCGTTTAGAGATATGTTGACGGTGAAATAATACTATGAACAAAAAATGTGGTGGTAAAAAGAAATAGTTATTAAGGTGGTATAATACGGTATGAAAGTTGGTGTTGGAATTACGACTTATAACCGTGCAAATTATTTTAAGCAATCTTTTACAGCTGCGATAGACAAACTCCACAACGTAGTAGATGTTTGGTGTGTATATGAAGATGGAAGTGATAAAGATGTTAAAGAATATGATGAAATTTTCAAGTGGATAGAGAAAGAATACCCTTTTGTTAAAATCTTTCGTCCTAGGGCAAATGGTGGCGTTGCTAAAGCTAAAAATACTCTATTAAAACATATGATGGACGAAAATTGTGATTATCTTTTCCTTTTAGAAGATGACATTATAGTAAAAGACGAGAAAGCAGTTACCGGATATATCAAGTCTGCTGAACAATCAGGGTTTACTCATTTGTGTTTTGCTTATCATGGGCCAATGAATAAAGAACCAATGTATAAAGACCAATGGCTAGAATATCATGGAGCGTGTATTGGGGCGTGGTGTATGTATACCAAAGAGATTATTGAAAAAGTTGGATATTTAGATGAAAACTTTAAAAATGCATGGGAACATTGTTTAGGTGGTAATACTAATATATTAACTAAAAATGGTTGGAAAAATATATCTGATATTAGTGGAACTAACCAAATTTTATTATCAAAAGGTGGTCAATGGATAAATTCTGAAATTAAAAGTTTTGGTGTTCAAGATACTGTTATCTTAAATTTAAAATATAAGAAAAGTAAAAAAACAATTATAACGACTAAAGACCATATTTGGATATTAAAATCTGGAAAAGAAAAGATAACTTCAAAACTTAAAAAGAAAGATATATTAAAAACTGTATATGGGTATGGTTTAAGTGATAAAGTCAAAATATCCCCTATTGGAATACAACACGGAATATGTGTTGGTGATGGATATAATGATAGAGGAAATGTAAAGTTAAGTCTATATAAACACAAAGCAGAGTTAATAAAATATTTTCCAAACTTTATTAGTAAACCAACTCACCATGAAGGATTTAAAATAAGTGGATTTCCTAAATCTTTTAAACAATTACCTTCTATTGACGAGTCTAATGAATACCTTTTAGGATTTTTGTGTGGTTATACAGCAACAGACGGATCACTATCTAAAGGTAAGGTAACTATAACAAGTGTAAAAAAAGAAAATGTTGATTTTGTTAGGGATATTTGTGGAATTTTGGGAGTAAGATGTGGTGAAGTTAAAAAGTATATATCTAAAACATCATATGTTGGTCCTACTACATATTATTCAATATCTTTTTCAGCAGAAAGATTAGGAAAAGAGTTTTTTATTAATCCACACCATAAATTAGAAGATAAAGTATATAAACCAGTTAATTGGGAAGTAGTGTCAATAACAGAAGGAGTAAAACAAGAAGTATTTTGTGCCATTGTTCCAAACAAAAAAAGTTTTGTTATTGAAGGTAATATTTTAACTCATAATTGTGAATACACTAAACGTATAGGTGATCAAGGATTTTGTCCACCATTCGGATTATTTATTGACGCTGCTGGTTCAAAAGATTGGTTAGAAGAAATACCAGGGTCGATAGATTATTCTGCTATTCGCCCTCGTGATGATTGGCAAAAGAATATAGATGAAGGGTTAGCTTACTGGAAGAAAAAAGACGGAGTTGGATTACCTAAATTATAATTTAATAAAAATATGAAAACTATTTGTATAACTGGACTAAATGGCTTCATCGCTTATTATGTTACCAAAGAAGCCTTGGATAGAGGATATAATGTCATCGGAAATACTGAAAATGGTGATTATATCTATAAAGAAGATTTTAAAGAGTATGGAGATAGAATTAAAATCTACTACAACTTAGATGTAAGAGATGCTTCTTTTATGTATCACATGATTGAGAGGTCAGAGGGTGTTATTCATTTAGCTGGATTATTAGGAACTAAAAATGTAGAAAATGCTTGGAATTTTTATGATGTAAATGTTAGAGGTGGAATTAATGTATTAGAAGCATGTAAACAATTCAATATTCCTACTGTATTTATTGGAGTTGGTAATTATTTTGAAACCAATAACTACTCTAATACAAAATATGCCCAAGAAAGAGAATGTATTAAGTATTCAAAGTTTTCAGGAGTTAGAGGTAATGTTGTTAGAGCGTTAAATGCTATTGGTCCAAGACAAAAATGGTTAAATACAGGTAAGATACTTCCTACTTTTATAATGAAAGCTCTACATAACGAAGATATACAAGTTTATGGTGGAAAAGACCACTGTTCTGTCATGGATTTAGTCTATGCTGGTGATGTGGCCAAAATTCTATTAAATGTACTAGAGAAGACAGCTAGTGGTGAAATGAAACCTGCTTCTAACACTTATCAAGCTGGAACTGGTATCACACCAACTGTATATGAAATAGCACAATGGATATTAGATGCGATTCCTGAAAGTAAATCTAAAATTATTGAAGTTCCTATGAGATTTGGGGAAACACCTAATTCAAGAGTAGTCGCTGATAACCCATATCCTATGGAATATAGAGACATTAAAGATGTTATTAAGGAAGCAGTAGAATACTATCGCCATGTCTAAAATAGCCATATTTATACCTAGCCTTAACCGACCAGATAAACTTGAACCTCTAATTAATAATATTAGAGAAAATACTAAAGTATCTTATAAATGTTACTTTGTAGTATCTGATAATAAGAGTATTGAGATATTAGAAAGATTAGGACAAACATTTTTTAAAGATAATGGTGATTCATATATTAATCGTATGAACTTTCTATATAAAAATACTACTGAACCTTATATGTTTATGGGTAGTGATGATATTTGGTTTACTCCTAATTGGGATACTGAATTAATGAAAATGACTAAAGAATTTGATGTAATTGTAGGTGATGATTGCCTTAATCCAGTTGGAACTATGGCTTTAATTTCAAGAAAATATATTAAAAAATATTCAGGGTGTATAGACACACCAGATGTATTATTTTATCCAGGTTATAAACATAACTACGCTGATACCGAACAATTCTTTACTGCTAGACATAGAGGAGTATTTACTAGATGTATGGATTCTAAAGTAGAACATCGACATTATATATCAGGTAAAACATCTTTTGATGAAACATATTCTAAGAGTAATAATACTTCAGGATATGATAAATTATTATTTGAATCCAGACAACATTTATGGCAATAAAAATATGCGGAATAGAGACACATTGGAAAACAAATGGAACAAAAGTAGTTACATCAGGCGTGGACTTTGCTCGTATAGTTCAACCATTACAAGAATTAAGTAAAAACCCAGACTTTGAGATTAAGATAGTCCAAGACCCATTTAAAGATAATAACGAGACTTGGGATAGCCTAACTAAATACTACGATATAATCTACACTTCTTATATAGACTCACCAGAGGGTTATATAAACATGAAAGTTCATGCTGATAAAAATAACTGTAAAATAGTAGTAGATGTAGATGACAACCTACACGAGATTCCCCCTGCTTCACCAGTCTATGAAACTTATCATATTGGTTCTTTCCCTTTAGATGTAGTGAGTAAAATTATAGAAGATGTTGACTATGTAACCACGACTAACCAATTTCTTAAGTATTCTATGTGTCAATGGTATGGAAAGAAACCAGAGAATATACATGTCTTACCAAACTACATAGATTTTGACAGATACAACAAAGAGAATATTCCAGAAGTTAAACGAGATAAGATTGTAATAGGGTTCTTTGGTTCTAATACTCACGTTGTAGATATTATGATGCCAGAATACCTAAATGCTATTGAAAGACTATGTAAAGAGTTTCCAAACGTAGAATATAGAACGATAGGACTGTTCTTACCTCATATTAAGACTAAACTTGGCAGTCAATACTCTTTTTTGCTAGGTCAATCAGATGTTTATGCTTGGGCTTCTACATTATGGCCTAAGATGATGAGTGAGTGTGATATTTTTACTGCTCCACTACTTAATACAGACTTTTCTAAGTGTAAGAGTAATATTAAAGCACTCGAAATCGGAGCAGGTGTTAAACCAGCAGTTTTTAGTAATATTCGTCAATATCAAGAGATGATTAAAAATGGAGAAAATGGATATTTAGCTTCTAGTGAATATGAATGGTATAGATACTTAAAAGAACTTATATTAGATGAAGAAAAGAGACGAGTAATGGGTAATAATCTATATGAGAAAGTAAAAAGAGATTGGCAAATGAAAGATGGTGTCAGAAGATATAAAGAATACTTTAAGAGTATTTATAATGGTGAACAACCTAAATTCTTGATTGACAAGTAAAAAAAGTGTATAATTAACTAATTCAACGAGACAAGTTCCTCGTTATATCCGCCAAGGGATTATTTAATCCGCTTTATGGCGGATTTTTTATTATTTAAAACAAAAAATATGGGATTTTGGCAAAATTTATTAAACGCTACTGACAATAATTATTATAGTACTTCTGGTTTAGACCAATCACAAAAACAAGGTAACTTTGGTGACCCAATACTGCCAACAGTAGTATCTCCTCCACAATCAGCTTACGATGCTAATGTTTATCAAAATTCTAAGAAACAATTTGTAGGACCTATGCCACCTGCATATACATATCCAAAAGACGTAGTTACTAATAAACAAGTTACTAATAACCCAGTTACTAATACCGGTACTAATTTTGACTCTATTTATGCTTCTATGTACCCTGGTTGGGATAGAACTGCTGCTGAACAAGATTGGATAGCCAAAGGTCGTCCAACTGGTGGAACTTCTGGTGGTGGTCAAAGTCTAAGTGATTATATGAGAGGACAAATAGAAAGTGGTTATAATGACTACTTCTCTAAATTAAATGATTTGTACAGTGGGTTAGATACACAAGCTCAAGCACAACAAAATATAGCTCAAAATTCTTATAATCAATCTATTGCTGACTTATTGGCTAATAAACAATCATCTCTAGGAGACTTAGGACTAACTGAACAAAAATTACAAGCTAATCAAGTTAAAAACTTACGAGATATTGCTTCTAATATTCAAAATCAATATATGGCTGGAAATGTTATGTTAGGAGCAAGAGGTGCTGGTGATTCTAGTGCTGCTAATCAATATTCTTATGCTCTTAATAGACTTGGTTCTAAAGCTCGTGGTGATGTTATGAATCAAACAGCTCAATCACAACAAGAGATAGAAAATCAAAAAGCCAAGTTAAATAATATCGTTACTCAAGAAACTTCAAGATTAGATACTGAGTTTGCT